CCTGCGAAAACCGACGCTCCCATCCGGGGATCGCCACAGTTCCGTTTTCCGCGTCAATCACAAGCCAGCCCACCGACTCGACCTCCCGCCAGAACTCGTCGTCACCGCCGCACAGCTTCGCCAACAGCCGGACAGACATCCGGGCCGTGCCGTCCGAACTGTTGAGCGCCGCCCAGCCCCACAGCATCAGGAGCCGCCCGACGACCTGGTCCGGCTGGAGGCCGGTCCGGTCGACGAGCTCGAGCACCTCGGGCTTCTGGGGTAGGCAAACGTCGTATGGGACCCACTCACCGGCCATCCTTGGCCTCCTTACTTAACAGAAACAGAGTTTGCTTCAGCAGCCAGACAGTCGCCGTGGCATCGCTGCGGGTAGCAATGACAGACCAGCACCTTGCCGGTCAGGTCGCCTGAGTCAATGCGATCCGTGATCGACGGCTTGCGAGTGATGTAGTGCCGCTCGTATGCGTCGCAGACCTCATCGCGGTCACCGTCTTCATCCAGAATGAACGGGTTGCCGTAGCGGGTGCCCCTGTCGATCCTGACGGCAAGACCCTTACCTTCAGCCCAGCAGATCAGGTTCTTGTCTGCCGAGGCGTTAGCCACAACAGTAAGTCCACGGAACACCTCGGCTTGGCGGTCTTTCTCGTCTTGTCGCCAATCGTCTGTTGGCTTTTTTGCCACCTCGCGCTTTGCATCCTGAAGCGTGATCTTTCCGGCCTTCAGTCGCTCAAAGACTTCCGGGGCTTCGGTCTTGACCTTCTTTGCGTCGGAAACGTAGCGGTCGTTGACGCCGACAGACTTGGCGGCTTCTTCACGAGCCTGCGCCCTCTTTTGTTCAGGAATTTTTTCCTTAACAGATTCCGCCTTTGGCTTGCGAGCCTGCCTTCGCTTGGCGTCTGCGGCAAAGTGCGGCTCGAGCTCAGCAGCAACAGCAGCGAGCGCCCCCTTGTTCATGTGCCGCCGCCTGTCGTTGAGCGACACGGCGAACGCGGTCGGCTCATCGCCTGTGTACTCCTTTGTCTTTGGCTCAATCCCCGCAATCTTGCAGGCTGCCCAACGGTTTCGACCGTCGAGGATCTTCCCGTCGTAAAGCCACACCGGCACAAGCTGGCCGTTCTTGCGGATGTCGTCAGCCAGCTCAGCCAGCTTAGCCTCTTCCATCATCGGCCAAACATCGGCAATCGGGTGGTTCTTCATCGTCCGTGAATCCTTTCGTGGCAGGCTCGGCAAACGAGCAGGTAGTCGGAGTCCGCGTATTCCCACGGCTCCAGATCGGCGTCGTATCTCCGGTGGTGAACAACAGTTGCTGCCCCGTCGAGGCAACACGCCTGGCAGCGATGTCCGCGAGTGACAAATAGGGCCATCCGCTTGGCCTTCCATCGTTCATCGAGCAGCTTTCGAGCGTATGTTGCAGAGTCGTTTTTTTTAGACGGTGGACGTGGACTACAACCCACACATTGCGGTGGTCTTTTGCGTTTCCAATCAAAAGCCACTTCGTGTAGTCAATGTCTTCGACGCGCAGGTTCGACCACAGTTGAGACGTGTTGGATGGGTTTCTTCGGAGCCACTCATACGCCTCGTGGGCACACAATTGGTGGTCGTGTTTTTTCCCGGCCGCGCTCTTCCACCAAATGTATGGACGCTGCGGGGTCTCGCATTGGGTCATGACCCAGTCTGGCGACTCGTCAAACTCGCGCACTTCCATTCCGTAGCCAATGCCAGTCGTTGCTTGCGGAATCAGCGCGATACTTCTTCGCTCACGGTTAAGGAAGTCGATCGGATCTTCGTCCCCATATTCAAGGATGGAGGCATTAAGTATCCGTCGTTTCTCTGGCGACGAATCGACCTTGCCGCAGACATCAACGCCGACAAGCTTCCAGCTTTCCGGCCTGCTGTCTCCTGCGTGGATATGAACGCTGCATGACACGCGATCCCACACGCTCACCTTTCGCATGATCTCGCCAAACTCGGCGTATATGCGGCACAGACCGTGCTCATCTCCAAGAACAATCGCGCATTGAACAGCGCGGCCGTCCTTTGTCCTATTAGGAGCACCGATCCCAAGCACAATCCCGTTGATGGTGTCGCCGCTCATGTTGCCCTCCATTCCCTCTCGCCCCTACCACTCGAGCTCGTCACCTGCCGGCCCGTCTGAACAACCCGCCCGTCGCGCTCCAGCTTGGCCATCCGCTTACCGACCTGGTGCGAGTTGAGGCCGCACCGCTTGGCGATGCCGCTCACGCCGGCAGGGCCTTCCAAGAGGGCAGCCATGATCTGCCTACGATGCCGCTCGTCGAGCTCGCCCGCATCGTCGGCAGCCGCGTGCGACGTCTCCGGGTCTGACGACCTGGCTGCGCCGAACAGCGGCAGCGACTCTTCGATCGGTGGTGTCACCCAGTGCGGTCTGGTCATTGGCGCGCCCCCTCAATGTGCTGCCTGGCTGCCTTGGTGAAGATGCTCTGGTAACCGTCCTCGTACCTGATCCACAGCTCGTAGGTGTTTGCTCGATGCTCGACGACACGTACTCCGAACTTTCTCTTCATCCACTGGAGATGTCGTCGTACTGTTTTCTCACTGCACTCCAGCGAACTGCACATGTCCATCAGGGTGGCTCCCTGCAACCGCGAAAGCATGGCATCAATGATCGCCACGTTTTCCAGACTCGACCGTGTTGCAACCTTTGGTGGCATTACTTGGCCCCCTCCTTCTTCTTGAGTTTCAGCACGCCGTACACGGCGCCCTTGCTGCAGCCCGTCCGCTCGGCAATGCCGTTGACGGACACGCCCTGGGCGTGGAGCTGCTTGACCTTTGCGGGATCTACTTTCTGTCGTCCTGGCACGTGGCACCTCGTCGTTGTGTATTGGCCCCGTGACGTGGGGCAGGCGGCTCGGTCATCAGGCAAGGCGAATAATCCCGACCCGAGCTGCGGTGGTTACTCGCCACTCCCGCGAGGCGACCCATGCGGCGGATGCAAACGCCGCGACGACCAGGGCGGGCCGATGTCGGTCACTCGTAACGGATCACCGCAAACCAACCGCGAGGGCCGCGGGCCACGCCCTGTTCCACGATGCGGTAGCGGCCACGCTGGGCATCGCGGAAGAAACAACACGACTCGATCGCCTGCCGCGCCGAGCTCGAGGAGTAGCCGATACCCTCTCGCCGGCCGTTTAGAATCCGGCAGTGGGCCATCCGCCCGGTGCGGGCGTTTTCCTCGGCCTGCTCTTGGGCCGTGATCGTCGTCGTCACCGTAAACACCTGCTCGGCCTGGGCCATGCCGCCCAGCAGCAGGGCCAGCGTCATCGCCACCATAAATCTCGCGCTCATGTCAGATTCCTCCGTGAACCAAATCGAACCGTGGGCACCGTGCCCGATCACCACTCGCCGCCGTAGCGGCTTTTCATCCGATCGATGTACTCGTCCTCGCGTCCTTCCTTGGTCGCCGCCTGGGCGTGCTGATTGCCGGGAGCAATGACGATGTCCGTCCTGCACTCTGGCGGGATCCTGCACGGCTCAATCGGGAACGTGTTCAGCCGGTCGTCCTCCTCCTGCTGCTCAGCCAGCAAGTCGTTGGCCTCGCGGATGCGTCGCAGCCGGGCCTGTTCGGCCCAGTAAGGGCTCAGCGTCGTCGGCACTGGTGGCTTGCTCACGTGTTGCTCCTCAGAATGGGATGTCGTCTGACCCGATCGCCGGGGAAGACGCCCGGACCTTGGCGGCCGGCGTCCGTGCCTGTCGCTTCGACTTCTCAGCGGCCTCCTGCTTGAGCTGCTCGATCGCCATGAACTTCCACACGTTCACGAACACGCGGCCGTTGTTGCCGGCCCTGTGCCGAATCTCAGCCATCACCCGGCGGCCCGTGAGGTCGTCCGACGCCGTGTCGGCCCACTCCTGCTCGGACAAAGCCAGAGCCCCGGCGAGCTGGGCCACCAGCACCCTCGCCCAGGTCTGGCCCTTCTTGAGCGAGACCTTGACCCACCAGTAGCGTCGATCCTCGTGGGCGAGCTCGAGCACAAGCTGCGTGGTGTCCTCAGACACCGTTTTGATCTGCAGCTCGTGGACGCCCTCGGGTAGCTCCACACGATCGCCGCTGGTCTGCGCTGCCTGCTGCGGCTCATCCACCGAGATGTTCCAGTCCATCTGATTCCTTTCCTGTTGTTGTTTCTTCCCAGCCCTCATCGACGCCCACGAGTCATGCCACGCCATTTACCGCCCCCCTCGGCTCAATCACGTCGTGCCGACGCGACACCGCCTGGTGCAGCTCGGCGGCCTCGTCGGGAGACAGTTGGCCCTCGGAGACGAGAGCGTCGATCCGGTCGGCAATCTTTCCGAGCGTCCGCACGCTGCTCGCCTGGCTGATGTGCGTGGCGATCCTGATGGCCAGCGGCTCCTCGACAGGCGAGCCGTCCCCTGTACCGCCGGTAGCGTCAGCGGTTCTTGCAGGCGTCGGCGCCGACACCACAGGGGACGGGAGCCCGTCCGAGAGCCAAGCAGCAAGCTGCTGGCCAAATTCTTCGCCCGGCTTGTCGATGAGCTTGTCTTGGAACTTGCCGGTGCGGTCCTTGATCACGTGGCCGATATGCTCGGTCGAGATCTCCAGCAACAGGTCAAACTCATACTCAATGCCTTTGCCCTGCTCCGGGGCCAGGCCGACACGCTGAGGCGTCTTCTTGCCGTTGTTGTCCACGGTCGTCCACTCGGTCTTTGACCGCATCGTGGCAATCACGTGGCCGGGGTAGTTGAGGATCGCCTGGACGAGCCGCCGCTGGTGCGGCGTGCCCTCGCTCCACGCGCTCCACGTGTTCCCCCTGTACTTCGCTTTCGCCAGCTTCTCGACCTCCTCAAGGAGCGTCTGCCAGCCGTGCGACAGGCTGTCGATAATCAGCACCGCATACCCAGCCTTGGCGGCCTCGCCGATTGCGGCCACGTAGCCGTCAATGGTCTGGTCCTCGAGCTCCAGCACGTCGAACGAGAAGCGGTCGGCGTACTTGCTGGCCGAGCCGCGCTCGGTGTCGATCACTGCGATTGGCCTGCCGCCGGCAAGGCCCGTGCCAACTCGGAGACTGGTGAACGTCTTGCCGGCTCCGCTCGGCCCATGAATCGCCGCGTGGAGGTTTGCCTGTGCCTTTGTCGCTTTCTTGAATCCCATGTCTGCGTCCTTTGCTACTGTGCTACTGGTGAGAAAAGCCCGTTTCGCATCGTGCTGGCGGGCGGATGAATGCGTCCTTGCTGCTGCCGTCTCCGACGGCCATCCTTCCGGGGCGCGGCTCCACCGCCCCCCGGTCCTTTTTGGTCGGTCAGAAGGGCAACACGTTGCCCACGGGCCACGGCCGCGGATCGACCTCGACGATGTCGTCGGCCGTCTCCACGAGCAGCTTTCCGTTGTGGTGGTCAGTGACCCGGCCGTCGTCGTATGAGCTGTCGCTCCAGCCGTTCAGCCGAAACGAGATGTGGTCGCCGATGGCAAACGTGTCGGCGTGGCGTGGCGATCCGTAGGTCTCCTGCATTCCGGCGACTGCGGCGGCGTATTCGGCGTGATGTGCATCCATCGTGTGGGCTCCTTTTGAGGTGTGTTGGGACCAGTGAACAAACGATCAGTCAACGAGTCAAGGGGTTGGTTTGCGTCCCGCTATCGGGACCATTTGTCTACGAGAAAACTCGCGGGAAAAGAGGCCAGCAGCTCAAGGAGGTCGTGAACCGCCCTCGCCGCCGGAGAGTCGCTGCCGAGATCCTGTCCGATTCGGACAAGAACGAGCGATTGAAAGAGTCGGTCGAGTTTCATCTTCACAGTGCCATCCTTGGCTTTGACCACGTGGGCCGGTTTCGCAAACCGGCTCGCCCGCTGGCATTCATTGCCGGCGGGGATTACACCCGTCATCGGGACTAATTGTCAAGAGGGATTAGAAAAAATCGAAAACACTGAAAACAGGCCGCGAAACAGGGCTCAGTCGGCCTGGAATCCTTGCGACCGTTTTTTCTTTCGGCCGCCGTCACTGCGGCCAGCGAGCTTGCGCACGTCCTCGATGTCGAACCACCACACGCCGGCGTGCTCTTCTGTGCGGACGCGATCTTCTCTGGCCAGCCGACGCATGTATGACATCGTGCAGCCGTAGGCTTCCGCCGCCTCGCTGCAGCTCACGATTTCGCGACCATTCTCGTTCTTCACGGCGATCATCCCTGAATGGTACCGATCGAATTTCACGGGTCAAACCGACCCATGCGTGGAACCGCCAGCCGCCCCTCCCTAGAATGAGGGGCGGCCAGCGAAGTATCAACGGAGAGGGCTCTGTTCCGGTATACTTGCGTACAGTATCCTAAGTTGGATGCTGGCTGGCCATGAATTCGCATGGAGGCGAGCAGCCATGAGGTGTAGAGATGCTTGTACGAGACCTGCTGGAGCGTTACTCGCTCCTGATGAATCTGTCGGATCGGTCGGTGGTGCTGTATGCCCACTCAATCACCAAGTTTGAGGAGTTCCTTGGCCGGCCAGCGCAGATCACGGACCTCGAGGACGTGACCGTCGCCCGGTTCTTGAAGTGGCGAGCAACCAATCGGCGGGCTGGGCGGACGATCAGCGTCCACTCGGTCACCAAGGATAAAAGTCAGTTATTGGCCCTCTGGAATTGGGCCTGCCGCAAGAGGCTGCATCCGGGGGAATGGCCGGGCCTGCCTCGGCAACGGAAGGTGCGGACGACTCCGACGGCTTACACGCTGGACGACATCACTAAACTGGTCATTCAGTCCCGCCGGCGTCGTGGCGTGATGGGTGGCAAGCCATCTTCGTGGTGGTGGTCCACCGTCATACAGGCTCTGTGGCAGACCGGAGAACGCTGTGGTGCCCTTCTGGCGGTCCGATGGGGCGACATCGACCTCCAAGGCTGCCGGATCACGTTCCGGGCAGAGACGCGAAAGGGCGGCCTCTCAGATGCTGTACGGGCGATCACGCCGGCACTCGCCGCCGAGATTGGCCAGCACCGCGGCCACGATGACTGTCTGGTCTGGGAGCGCCGGGGGCACCTGCTGTCGATCTACCCGTCGCTGCGAATTCTCTGCAGGACGGCTGGCGTGAAGCCTCGCGGCTTCCACGGCATCCGCCGGGCTTCGGCCTCATACGTGGCCGCTGGCGGAGGAGACGCCACGGCCCACCTGGGCCACTCAGATCCAGCCATGACCAGAGGGCACTACCTCGACCCGCGGATCACCGAGAAGCTGAAGGGGCTTGACTACCTTCCGCCGCTCGACCTCGACGGGCCGCCGTCCGACCGCCCCGCCGCATAGGCTTTGACGCTCCAGGCAAGCTGGTCAAGCGTTCCTGAGTTGTTCACGACCAGGTCGCAGTCGTCAGCCGTCAACGACTTGTCTGACACGTGCCCGCCGGGGCACGTGTCGGGCCGGTCGATCCACCACACCTCGCCGCCGAGCTCGTCGCGGATGAACTGGGCCTCGTTGGCAAACCGGACATCGCAAATCGCGATAGTGCGGAATCCAAGCCGGGCGGCCTCGTCGATCCGCTGGCGAGCCCGCCAGACCCACAGGTCGTCCCGCACGAGCTCGCGGCCCCACTCGGTCCCGAGCGTCCTCAGCAGGTCGCGTGGGCTCTTGCCGACGGCCGCCGGCAGCTCCTTCGTGGCCCGCTCTCGGAGCCGCTCCTCTGGCACGCCCAGCATGACCGCGAGACCAGCGTAGAGCGGATCAGCAAATCCGAGCACGGCGCCGCCGAGGGCAGCGGCCGCCGCGTTCTTCCCGCTGCCGGCGTGGCCGGCAAAGCCGATGACCAGCGGCCTGGCCGGGCTCCTCAGTTGTTCGATCTCTTGGATCATCGCCTCGCGCTCCCAGAGTAAGCGTCGAACGTCGGCCGCGAGCGATCCCGCGGAGCCTGCGTCCCAACATGCCATGTACCTGTTCGCACGTAAACGGGCCGCGTCGATGTATTCCTCTGGCAGACGCGGACGGCTCACGACGACCTCACCCGGCCGTCGGCCGTGATCCGGTAATTCTCGACGTCAAACGAGCCGTCAGCCTCGACGGTCACCGCGGCGAATCCGTGGTTCCACTTATTGATTCTCGCGTACTCAGGCCTCAGGTCGCACAGACAGCCCGTCGACCAGCAAAACACCTCCGAGCCCCACAGGTCCGGCTCGCAATGCCCGCTGGTCCGGTGGCCGTGGCCCTCGAGCACCGTGTGGTGCAGCCGAAGGAACGCCCCCCTGGCCTGATTGACCGGCGCGCTGATGCCCTTACCCTTCTCGTGGCCGTGCAGCAGCGGCAGCTTTCCGCACATGATCGGCCGCTGGTCATCGACGAGCTCGACATTGTGCCGGTCGAGGTGCAGCCATGCCCGGAGCCCCATCTCAGGCTCGTCGGAGATCTCGGGGGCGTGCTGCCACAACCAGTGGTGCCACCGCTCCTCGTGATTGCCGCTCTTCATCACAATCGGAATCGTCGGGAACTCCTGCCGCAGCCACGCTAGCAGTTGCCGAATCTGCTCGAGCTCGCCGCGGAAGTCGCGCTTCGCCGGGTTCTTTGTCCACCGGCTGATCGCGTAGAAATCGGTCGTGTCGCCGTTGAGCACCAGGGCGGCGATGCCGAGGCCCTTGAGGTGATGCACAGCAGCCCCGAGGGCCACCTCGCTGTGATACGGTACATGGATGTCCGACAGCACGCCCACCGTGCCAACCACGCCCAGGTCGTGCGGCTCCCAGCGGTCGGCCTTGGAGACAGGCATGGTCAGCACCTGGCCGGCGGGCCGTGGCTGGCGTGGTGCCGCCGCTTTGACGGTCTTCCTGTTCTTGTTGCCAATTACGCCAAACTGGCTCCTGATCCGCGAACGAGCCTGATCGATCGTCAGTGCTCCGTTTGATTCGGCCACCAACCGTCTGGCCAACGTCCTGGCCGGAGCGTCTGGATGCTTGGCGGCCAGGTCTCGTGCCATCTGCGTTATCGGGTCTGACATTGGTCCCCCGTGTCATGGTCTCGGACGCTGCGATCCGTCGCGGCGCTTCGGCTGTTTGGGCTCGGGCTGCTTGCGGTTCAGATACACGTCCCCGTGGTCGTCTGGAATCCAGCAGCCAGGCTCGTCGTCGTCGTCGTGGTCGAGCTCCGGCGGCAGGATGAATCCCGGCCGCTTCTTCTGTGCGTCGTCCACGGCGGCCTCCCATGCGTTACGGGGTCGCGTCGATGAATCCTGCCATCGCGGCTCGTGTAACAGTGCCGACAGTCCAGACGAGCTGCCACGCAAACGTCCCGGCGCCGATGGCCGTTGTCTGCGTGTCAGTCAGGGCGACGTTTACCTTGCCGGCCGCGGCGTCTGGGATCGTCGTCGTGAACGTCGCCACGGCGTTTCCGGTGATTGTGGAATAGACCGTGGCCGCGGCCGTGTAGTTGGCAAGGCCGATGTCGAAGTCGATGAGCACCGAGACGTCGTCGCCGACGCGCCACCGCAGGTTCATCGTGGCCGGAAGCTGGTCATACGTTGCCATTTCAGTAGGTTCCCCCGTCCAGGCTCACGCCATCAATCGAGCCGCCGGTGATGCTGACGTTGCTGGCCGCCTGCGTGGACATCGTGCCCAGGCCGAGGTTTGTCCTGGCCGTGGCAGCGTCGGCCAGGTCCGACAGGTTCGACGCCTTAGCCAGCTTCGTGCCGATCGACGTTGTGATCGTCGTAGAGAAGCTGGCGTCATTGCCGAGGGCGGCGGCCAGCTCCTGCAGCGTGTCGAGGGCGGCCCCGGCCCCCCCGACCAGATTGCTGATCGCAGTCGTCACGTAGGCCGTGGTGGCGATCTGCGTGTTGTTCGTGCCGGCGGTGGCCGTCGGTGCCACGGGCGTTCCCGTGAACGACGGCGAAGCCTTGGGGGCGTATGTCGCCGTGGCCGTGGCTGTCGTCAGGTAGCTTGAGAGCTGCGATGAGACGTCGACTGCCGCCACCGCTGTCGTCACGTATGCCTTCGTGGCGTAGCTGCCGGGGCCGGCGATTGCCACGACGGAAGCCGAGCCGCCCGAGCCTTGGCCGATGTAGAGGATCTGGTCGACCTCGCTGTAAGCCAACTCTGACTGCAGCAGTGAAGCCGGAGCCCCAGAGGCTCCGCCGGCCGCCCGCCGCTTGACTCTCATTGGTGTAGCCATTTACCAATTCCCCCCGTCTACGATGTCGGTCTCTGGTGAGTTACGCCACTTTGAATTGCTGTACCGCAGCACGTCGCCCGGCTGGGCCGACGTGATCTGGACGTTGCTGAGCTGCTCGAGCGGGCCGCCGTTGGTGCCGGCCGGACCTTGCGGCCCCACGCCGCCGGCAATCGTCACCGAAGAGCTCGAGCTCGTGACCGCGGCCGACACGGTCGAGCCGGTGACGGTGGCCGTGATCGGCTGCGATGTCACAGCCGCGGATATGTCGCTCATCTCGCTGGCTCCTCTTGAAGTGCCTCAATCTCTCGCCGTCGCTCAAACACCGCAGACGCCACGGGCTGCACCGCTCGCAGGACGCGAGGCAGCAGCATTGACCACCGCCACAGGCAGAAACCAGTGACGGCAGACGTGAGAAGGATGTCGAGGAGGAGGTTTTTCATGCAATCCAAATCTGTAGGTTTGTTCCCCAATTTGAGTATTGCGCACCATTCCACGCAGTGAACACTACGTTTTGACCTGCACTGATTGTTTGTGAAATATTCACAGACTGCGCAGTGTCAGTTCCTAGCGAAGAGAATGTCTTCACAGTCGTTCCGTTCACTTGAATGACTCCACACGTATCGTCAGTATCAACGCGAACAGAGCCAGTGATCCGCAATGTGCCAGAGACTCCTGCTGTAAGTGTTTTTTGTGTCGAAAAACCAGCGTTTGGAGTAACTGGGATTCCGCTGTTTCCAGACCCCGTCCACCCGGCTGGCACAGCCGAAAATGAATTTGCAGCGGCAGGCGTAACGCTGCCGCTCGCCGCCGAGAAAGCTCCAGTGCCGTAACCCGTAACAGCCGCCACGCGGAAAACGTATGCCGTGGAATTGGTGAGTGCGGTCACAACTTGGCTTGCCGTGGCAGATGCGGTGCGGCTTGCCGTCGTCCAACTGCTGCCGCTGTTTGACGAATATTGAACCGTGTAGTCGGTGATGGAACTGCCGCCGGTGGAGGACGGCGCAGTCCACGTTAGCGATACTTGTGCATTCCCAGCCGTTCCACTCACGCTCGTAGGCGCACCGGGCAACGCAGGCCACACGCCACTGCGTGCATACGCCTCCGCTTCACGCACAGTCCAAATGCCGCTCGCCGCCGACTGCGTGGGCGTGACGCTTGCGCCGATGATCCCGCCGCGTGGACGCATTACGAGAGTTCCTTCCAAGAGGCGTTGATCTTCAGCTTCGACGCCGTGCCAGCCGTCACATAGATCGACTGCGCTTCCAACAGGCTCACGCCCTGCGCCTTGTCAACGACGATCACGGCAGAGTTCGCCGGGACGCTCACGGTGGACGCCAACTCGTAAGCGGTGCCCGAGCTGTCGGCAGTGCGATAGAACGTCACCGTCACCGTCACGGCGTTGGCCGTGTCGATATTGGCAACGGTGATGCCGTCCAGAACAAACACCTTGCCGCTGCTTGCCGCGTTGCTGACAAGCTGCGTGGCCGAGGTGCTGGTCAGAGACACGCTGGCGTTGTTCGCGTAGCAGTTGGCTGCGCTGCCAAGGTTTGGATTTGCCATAAAACTAGCTCCCGAATAGTACGGAACGAATAAAGGAGTTCATGCCGGATGATGAGCCACCGCCACCGCCAAGCGTCACGCTGACGATGTTGCCGGCGGCGTTCTTCGTGTACGCCTTGCCGTCGGCCCAGTTAATTGCCAGCTCGTGGGTGTCCAGGTCGCTCGTAAGCGGAACGCTGCTGGCGGTGTACGAACGCTTGGGCTTGATCTTGTTTGCCATGTCATGCCACCGTAAGAGTTGCTGAGTTGCTGTTCACCGTTGCCGCGCCAGTGGCCGACAGAACGCACCGATACCGCTTGCCGTTGTCGGCGGTCGTCAGTCCCGAGAGCGTGAGCGTCGGCGTCGTTGCACCGCTGATGTCAGCCCATGTGCTGCCAGCGTTTGTCGATAGCTGCCACTGGTACGTGATTGCGTTCCCCGAGAAAAACGCAGACACAGCAAACGACGCCACGGCAGCGGAGGCACCGATTTGCAGATACGAGAACGCGCCGTTGTTCTGCGTGACGCAGTAGCCGTCCTCGGCAAACTGGTAAGTGCTGTAGGTGAGCCCGGTGCGCGTCTGCTGCGTCCAGTCGATGCCGTTTGACGATGTGAAGTAAACGGTGCCAGGGGCACTTGTGAATGTGCTTCCTGACAACGTGTAGAGCATCACCAGTGCAAACTGCCCGTTCGCGTAGATGAGGCGAGCAAGTTTCTGGCTTGGTAGCGTGACTGGAAGCGGGCGATTTACCCACGTACTTCCGTTGCTGCTGGTGTAGATTTTTCCGTCTCGGTAGTTGTACGCCACCAGCACGGTGCCGTTTGTTGCGAATGAACAGCCAGACTCACTTGACGCAGAACCAAACAAAGAGAACGTAGACCAAGTGCCAGACGTGTACACGATCGGCGCGCCAGTCTGCTGCCCTATGTATTGACTGCCAGCAAACGTGACGATGTTTTCGATGTAGTTTCGTGGAGTCGATGACGGGCTGGCGGTCCATGTCGTTGCGTCGGAACTGACAAAGTTGCCGTTTGTCACGTCCTGCAAAAACCACTTCCCGCCGGAATACCCAATCGTCCGGGTGCTCGCAGGCCACGTCAGCGTTGCGACCTGCGTCCATGTCGCACAATCGGTTGACGAGTACAGGGCAGTCCGGCTCGCTCGCAGGAACTTGCCGCCAGCGGCAAACACGCTCGGGCTGGAACTGTACTGAATTGTATTGGACGACCATGTAGTCAGGTCAGACGAGTATGAAACCGTGTCGCCATATTGCGTCGCGTATACGCCGTTGGCGTATTGCACCGCTGACCAATAACCCGGATTTGGCATCCCGTATCGTTTTGTCCAATCAACGCCGTTGGTGCTGAATGCGATGTAGTCTGATTGAGTTGTGCTGTACCCGCTGACAAAAAACGTGCCATTAGCACGCGACACTGCGCCCCACGATCCGCTTGGCAGCGTGGACGATGCCTCGTTTGCACTGCTGATCGTCACGCTCTGTGCCGTGGGCTGCGCGGTGATCGTGATGCTCGGAGTCGGCGTAACAACAACGCCGACATAGTCCCCGCCGTCAATCGTGTCGATGCTCACAGTGGACAACGCGCTAGCGAGACCGCTGACATCGTTGGTGCTCAGGACTACATCGCCCGTGCGGCCAGCAACGGTCTGCACTTGAGCCGCAGCCGCAGCAGCAGTCGTGAAGTCACTGATCTGGCTGGCGCTGTGCGTGTGCGTGGAGGGGACAAACGTGCTGGGCACGTTGGTCAGGTTCGCGTAGCTGATGACCGGCGTGGCGTGGACGTGGTCAGCGCGTGACGCAAGAGACGATGTGCCAGCCGACGCTGTGCCGAGAGCAGATGGCGTCGCGTCGGAGAGCGACGCACCGCCGCCCGAGCCAGCAGCACCGGCCGGGATGCCGAACGCCAGGGCGACCTTGGTTCCGCCGTCGCTTGGCGTTGCGGTCACGGTGGCCGAGCTGCCCGCCGAGAGCGTTGTTGCTGTGGCCGTTATTGTCGGCGTCGAGCCTGTCGCGCCCGTGGCCCCGGCTGGGATGCCAAACGCCAGCGACAGGTTGGCACCGTTGTTGCTCGAGGTGCCAACCACCGTGGCCGAGCTGCCGGCGGAGAGCGTGGAGACGCTGCCAACCGTGATGGTCGTGCTCGGCGGCCCCTGCGGCCCTGCCGGACCTGCTCCGCCTGGTGCTGCGGCCGCAGACGCGGAGACGCTCACCACGGCATTCTTTGTCACGGCTGCCGAGATCGTGTCGCCGTTTGTGGCAACGACTGACGGGCCGCTCTTGCCGTTAACGGTGACTGTTACGCTCACGGTGCCCTCGCCGTGAACGATCCCGATAGAACGGTCAGAGTCACGCCCGATGTGTCGGACCAGCGGAAAAACCAGCGGTAGCCAACAGCCGGGCTGAGCGCGAGAGTCTGCGTTTCCGTAAGGCCGATGTTGATGGTGCCGCCGGAGAGCGAGACTGCCGAGACGGTGAACGTGGCGGCCGTGGCGCCGACCGTGTAGGCCCCCTGGCTGAACGAGCCGTCAGGGTTGGCAAACACAGGCACGAAGACCTTTGCCTCGAACGTGTAGCCGGTCAGGTTGACCGCGGCCGAGCTCGAGGTGAACGCCAGGCCGACGTTGAGCTCGTCGCCGGCAACGCACTCAATCGACATCTCTGCCGGAGTCTGGGAAAACGCTGTGGCCACGCCTGCACTCCTGCGGTGGGTTCAGGCCTCCGATTGTGCCGGTGTGCGTTGATCGTTGAAGTCAGGCCTAGCTGCCGGCAGCGGCTTTCCGGGCGTTCTGAATGGCCCGCCGCACCAGCAGCCGCCCGGCCAGGTCGAGGAACGGCAGGCCGCGAGCCTCGGCCTGCTCGCGGAGCCAGCCGACAATCTTGTCTAGGTTGGCCTCGCACCATCCCGGCGTCTCCTGCTCGCGGAGATTCATCTCGGCGGCCCGGGCGTTGCACGAGCAAGTAGGCGATGCCGAAATGCCAATTTTTGCCAGCAGTTTTTTCAGCTCTGTGCCAGGACCACTCGCTGGCATTACAGGCAGCGTCGCAGGCGGCAGGCACTCGCACTCGCCTTCAAAGCACGGCGTCCCGCATACCAAGCAACCACGGTGCAACGGGTGCGGAATGCAAAGTGTCATTTTCATTCGTTTCCGATTGAAACACTGCCAATCTGAGACCATTTATTCGAGCACGCCCCAGAGGCACCGGTGTATCGATAAAGTTTTGCGGTGCCGGAATAGCATCCAGTCGCCGGGTTCCAGTAGTTCGCGTTTGTGCATGGAGGGCCGCCGAATCCGGTTGCCAATTGGTTTTCACCATCTGGAGCGTAAGAACCAATTCCCGTGGCGGTGTTGATGGCAGCCCTCCACACAGGCTCTCCGCTAATAATCGAGAACACAACGGAGAGGATGATGGCCGCCTTGCCGCTGACATATTGATACTGCCAGCACGACACAGCAACGTCGGCAATTCCTGCGTACGAGCCGCATTCCTGTATTCCGTACATAGATGATATTGGCTGCAGTGTTACGCCATATGATCCTGATATGTTCCCGACGCATGTGCCTTGCAATATGGCCCCCGCCTCGTCGTCGATCCTTACAACACGAGACACCGGTTTCGGGCTTGTGCAGTTTTGCGCCAACTTCCAGCAACACCTCAAATCGTCGTTCCGAATGCCTTGAAAGTTGAGGTTAGGCGCAGACATCGGAGACTGGCACGTCGTCCCGTCGCCAAAATATGTACCGCCCGATTTGTCGCACAAGCACTTAGGGCCGACAAAACATCGCAGGCTGACACAGCACGCGCCTTCTTTGGCTGCCTTTAGACATTCTTCTTCAGTGCCGTACTCGGTAGAAAGAGTCTTGTGGGCAACGCTTACCACAACTTCGCTTTTTGGAACGCACGGCATCGGCACACTCACAAAAGTGATAACGTCCAGTAAAAAGAACGAGGGGAATTGTTTCGCGTGCCATTGTATGTATAAATCTCAGCCACCGCCGTGGCTGTACCTTGGGTAGTTATGTATGAAGCGCCAGACGAAGTAGCACGAGCACACATAAACTCACCAATAGAATCAGACGCATACTCGTATCGATAGCCATCGGCAGAAAAGGCGATAAAGAGTTGATCTGCTCGCAGCGCGATAGAGAAAGAACCCGACACGTATATCCATTCACAACATTTCTCCACGCCCTGATATGTGAACTTCGTGCCGTTTGGCGTGCTGAAAAGTCGCAAATCTGCCGTAGAGTCAAGGTTATAGGTTCCGTTTGCCCACGAAGGCAGTCCGCTGAGCTGCACAACAGGCCGCATAGCGTAGCCGTAGACGCGATCGGTCGCCGCTGTGTCGTAGTCTCCACAGCTACACTGCTGCACCCAACCGCCACTGCAGCAAGGATTGCAACTACCTCCGAGCATTATCCGCACTCCGCGGCCATAAGAATCCATTCGCCGCCAACGTAGGCGATGGCGCACTGTTTCGTTCCGGTGCCCGTGACGTTGGCAAAGTAGTTCTGCACGCTTGCGTATGTGACGCTCGACAAAACAGCGTCGGTTACCGTCTTTGTGTTGCCCTTATTCCAAGGTGCCGTGAAGGTCCCGCGAACAATCGAGTCGTCGCCACCCGATGACCGCACCATCGGCGGGTGAATTGATCGGCTGCCTTGCTCGACGGCCACCACGGCTCGAGCAATCCTCTGAGCGGCCTCCGGCGTGAAGGTCACCTTCTGCCCTGATTGTCGCGGAGGCTTGGCCATTAGCTTGGCGTCCCGAACACTGAAAAGTCGGTCTCGCGGTAGACGTGAAACGTGAGAACGCTCGGCTTTTGCCCGGCTGCCTTAGCCACGCCGTTCGCCAGGCCGACCGGACTTTTTACTGGTTTCTTGTCGGCCCCGAGCACAGCGGCACGCTGCGATCCGGTTGATGTGGGATTCCCAGACGAGTCCACAAGCTGATTAAACCCAACGTCGAGCGGCTTGAAGGCCCACGTGTCAGCCCTGTACCTGAACTCCCACGTCGTCTCCCAATAAACCTTTGTCTGGTCTGCGCTTGTGCTGGATACGGTCATCTCCTTTCTGACTGCCGAGCGAAACTCGCATTTCCAAGTGCGGAAGGAGTAGCCATTCCACGATGTGCTATTCACAGTGTTTGAACGAGACGATGCAAGCGATGACCACTCAAGGTCTGCGAAGCATTTGACAAGAGTGAGCGAAGCATCGTTTGATTCAATCTCAATTCCCTCAAGCGGATCGCCTGCACTGTTGACGATCGGGTCTCCGTTTTTGTCTTTGTAGCAAGGTATCGTCATCGTGCCGCCGTTGGCCTTCCAGTCGTCTTTGGGCATACCTGTGGAGGCGTCTGGCTTGTTATTCGATTGCGGGATGTAGTATTTAACCGTCACGCACCACATCATCCCGTCGCCGCTTTCCTCGGTGCAGTCAAACTCCATTGCCCTATGGTTGGCAAAGTCTGGATGGCCGGAACCGAACACGATTCCAGGGGCACGAGCAATAAGCGTTCTTGGCGTGAATGGCGAGTCGACACGCACAATCCACTTGCGAGTGAACACGAACGACTCGCCGTACTTGCCGCTTACTCCAGTGCCGCGAGCGGTTTCGAGAACTGCAACGACTGCCATGCGTCAACCTCCAAGAATGCCGAAGGCCGCCGTGTCGTCGCCCTCGGAGACGGCGTCGCGAATCTGCTCGAGGACGCCGAGCTGCTGCTCCTGCACCTCGTCGCCGTTGCCACGCATGAGGCGAAACATCTCGGCAACTCCCTCTTTGGATCGGCTGTCGGTAGCCCGGAGCGATTCAGTGGATGTTCCAGTGAACGCCGGCTCCGCCTGATTCTTCTTCACACCAGCCTCGGCCACGCTCGCGGCGCCAGCGTCTGCCCTCGCCTTAGCAAGGCCGTCAGCCAGGATCGTTGACAGCGGTCCGCGAATCGCAGCGCCAACCGTTTCTTTCTCGCCAAGGCCAGCAACATTGAGCGCGCTGTTTGCGGATTTGACTGCGGCGTCTTTTGCCTCTCCGGCAAGCTTCGACGCCGAATCTTCCAGCGACTGGCCAAACTCAGCCCAGCCAGTCCCCACAACCGCTGTTGGCAGTTCAGCCAGCAGTGCCACGTATCCGGCGAGCGCGTTCGCCAGGATGGCCCCGACGCCCTTGTAAACCGCCTCGCCCAAATACCAGACGGCCTGCAGCGCGGAGCCGACAGCACTGAAAACGGCAATCACACCGCCGAACTGCTCGACAACGCTTGAGACGTATTCCCAAACGCCCGACAGGCCGGTGATGATCGCATCAGCAACTGTGGCAAAAAACTGAGCCCCGGCAATGATGCCCTCGCCGATGAACTGGCCAATGTTTGCGCCGCCAATACCTCCGATGAGATTCAAGAACGTATCAGTGACCCCCTGGATGGCAGGAGCCAGATAGGCGACGACCTGGCCAACGATGCCCTGTACTGCCATCTCCGCCTTAGCGAACGCGTCGCCCATTGAGTCGACGCTATTGGCCTGCTCGTTTGTGAGGGCCAGCCCAAACTTGGCCGCCTCTTCGGTGGCTGCCGTAATCGCACCGGCGCCGCCCTCAAACATCGGGAGCAGCTCGGCACCGGCCTTGCCAAAGACTTGAATGGCCGCACGGCTCCGCTCCGCAGCGGTCGGTAGGGCAGAGATTGAGTCGGCAATTGCCCGGAACCGCTCGGCAGGCGAAAGGCCATCGAGCTGCTCGACAGAAAGCCCGATCCCTGCGAATGCGGCCTGGGCCACCTTGGAGCCCTGCGATGCCTTAATGAACGCCACGTCGGCCTTAGTGGCAGCCTTGCCAATGGTCTCCATCGACACGCCAACTTGGGCGCCAGCAAAACCCAGGCCTGCCAGCTCGCCGTATGTCATCCCTAGCCGTGCCGCAAGATCCTTCTGGCCTCCGATCACGTCGGCCTGTGAAACGCCCATCGAGATAAACGACCGGGCAGCCGACATGGCACCAGACGCAATCTGGCCGAATAGCTGTGCACCCTGAATAGCTGCAAGCGTCCCCATTCCAGACCGCAGGCCGGCAACGTCTCCGGATAGCTTTTTGAAAGCTACGGACGCGTCATTTACGCCAGCCTTAAGGCCAGCGGTACTCGCGGAAAACACAGCGGATACTTTGCCGATCGTTGCCACTGTCAGCCCTTCTGCATTTGCTCGCGGAATGCTGGGATCTTCATCAGCTCACGTCTAAGTTCTTCTTCGGTCTGCGGTTTGTCGCGGTAGCTTGGCAAGAATCGCTCCTCAGAGTCTGGGTCTGGCTTGGCGCCCATTCCGGCAGCAGTCGTGAGCGACGTCCTGGCTGCCATTCGCCAGTGATCGCCAAACGGCTCGACTCGCCAGTACGCCATCCACCGCCGTAACTGCCGCAGCGTCAACCGCTTCTTCCATTCCTCCGGGTCTGGTATTCCGAGCTCAAGGGCCAGCCTGTAGACGAACACGTCGTCCGGCCGGCTCCTCAGTTTTTTTCGAGTTCCTCAATTTCAGCGTCGGTAATCGACAAGAGCTTCTGGCCGGCCTGCCAGATCTCGTGCATGGCCCGGGCGTTCTTCTTCCCCAGCTTGGCCACGTCGGCGTCGCTTGTGAACAGTCGCTTGCCGCTCTCGTCGCACAGGATCAGGCTGGCCAGCTTGGCACGCCAGCTCGCGGGCTTGCCCTGGTTTGACGCGCAGTAGATTTCCCACTCGTCGCGAATGTCAGCCGTCGGGTCGAGCAGATATACCTCGCGGCCCCAGGCCTTCACGTGCAGCTTCTGCGGCGCGCGGATGTCGTCGAGACCCAGAATGTCATCGGCAGTCAAGCCCATTATTCCCTCTTTATCTAAGCCCCAGACAACTGGAACACAGCCGCCCATTGAACCAATTCACCCTTTGCAAACTCAGAATCAAGCGACTCTAGAAAAGCCTGAGCCATCACACTGCCACCCGAGCCGTACGAAAACACCAGCACGCCATACTTGCCCATGTCCAGTACGGTTAAGTCTGGCAAACCAAGGAAACGAGCCGTGATCGTGCCAGGCTCAATGCTCGTCACGTTGTACTGCTTTATGACACGAGCGCTTGAGGCAGAACCCGTGACAGGCGATCGCATACTGGTAACTTCGTGCTTGTTACCAACAGCGAGCGACAGATTGACGTTCTGCAGCACGCCCAGCTCCTGGCCGTTGAAAAACAGCGCGGCGCCCTGGCTACTTGGAATGTTTGGCACGGGTGACCTCCCGGCCTATCAGGTGCCGGTCAGCTTGAACGTGGCAGTACCCATGATGAGCTCGCCCACGGCAGCGGTCAGCTCAAAGTCCTCACAGACAGCGCTACCGCTGATTCCGAGAGTCGAGCACGCGATCGCAGCCGCCGTACCGCGGGGTGGTGCAGTCGTGCCCATGTATTCGCACGTGATTTGGTCGCCGTCGACAAGCGGGACGGCCTGCAGAAAGCGAGTAGAGCCAGCGGTCGCAGACAGCGGCGTCACGTCGACGTAGGCCTGGCTTCGCTTCACCTTCACGTTCTTTGCGACGAACGATATGGAATTGAACGTGAACGTCGTTCCCTGCGAATCAGCAATTGCCGGCATGGCTACTCCTCCCAGCGGATCTGGTACGTGTGGTCAACCGTGTACGTTGGCTTGTCCTGACCGTCTAGGTAGTCCGGCGAGCCGTCGAGCTCCTCGCTGATCAGGCACTCGCGGATTGTCACGCCGTTAGCGGTGCCGTTGAAGTTGTGCAGAGCGACGCGCACAGAGTCGGCAAGCGATTTCACGCCAGAATATGTGGACGCATAGAGCAGGACCGAAAACGTGGCCGACGGGTTGACGTTGATAGGCGTCACGCCGGCCATAATCGTCTCGCGCTGCGTCGATGTGCGGCCGTAAATGACGTATGGCAGGGCGGCCCCCTCTGGGGCCTCCATCGGCCAAGCCAGACAGCCGCTCGCTGTCTCAATCGCCGACTTTAGCCACTGTTCAGGATATGGCATTACGTTCTCCCCGGGTTCTTGCCGGCCGACAGCTCTGCAGCAGCCTTTTCAATTCCAGCGGCCAGCTCGGTCGTCAGCTTGGCCAGCGAGACGTTGTCGTACTGCTGGTGGAACTGCTCGAGCATCTGCCGGGATGCCAGGCCTCGGTTTGTGCCGTACTGCAGCCAGATGGCCTTCCGCGACTCTATGCCTCCCTTGTAACCAACCACGCCGTATACGGCTCCGTGTGTAGGTTTTGCGACGTATTTGGCCTTAGTGGTGACTGATCGACGCAGGGCGCCGGTCGATCGCTTTTCGCCCTTCTTGCGGCGGCCACGACGGGCACCGACTGGAGGAGTCACCGCCCGCATTACCGGAATTCCGTCTTTAATTGCGCGCCGCATGGAGGCCTGGACGTGCTTCTTGGCGAGATGTCGCGGAAACTCTTTAAACCGGGCAATCATCGCCTGGCACTCGGCCGCTGGGTCGTTCTTGAGAGATATCCCAATCACGTGGCCTTCTCCTCACACGTGAGCTCGTGCTCTTGCCGTGGGCCGATCTCCACGACCGACGAGATGTAGAGGTAGCGGTCGCCGCGGCTCTTCCACCGCACTCGCATCTTCCCGCTCACGCCCTCCACGTAGTGGCAGCGAACGACCCACGTGGCGGAGCCACCGATTCGGCCCTGCCGCTGTGTCTCGGAGTAGCTGATCGACTCGACGGCCGCCCGCCTGGTGGCGTGCGTCGACCAACTCGAGGTGGCCTCACCGAACGCGTTCCGCGTCTCGGTCTGCTTCTCGATCACAACGGTCTCGCGGAGGTTGCCGGCTGGGATGGCCATCACCACCTCCCGCTGACAGACTCGCTGGCCAGGAGCGTGTCAAAGGCCATCGGGATGGCGACCGGCTGGGCGCCCGTAGCGATCACCGCCTCGCGGTTGGCGTACAGGTGCCCCACGTACAGCAGGATGGCTGTACGGAGCTGCGGGGCGATCGTGGCCTGCCCGGCCCAGTACGTGACCGTCAGTGTGGTCAGGTCCGACATTTGCGGAGCCGACGAGAATCGGATCTGTCCAGCGTCGGCGTCGACCGTGTACGTGGACGAGCTCACGGCCGTGCCGTCGACATCCAGCGCCACCGCATAGCTGCCGCCTGTCAGCACGGGCACCACCGGCAGCCGAAGCACAACGGGGCCGACGTTGTCAGGGCCGCGGGTCCATCCCATGCCGTCAGTGGCGTCGAACTTTGCCCGGAGCTGCTGCGGTGCCAGGGCCACTCCAAGCCGCCGCTCGATCAGCCGGCGAGCCGTGGCGATCATCGACACGATGAGCGTGTCGTCCTCCTCCTGCTCGGGCAGGAGCGACAGGTGGCCCTTGGCCATCGCCAGCGAGACAGGCTCAACGATCGGCTGCGTGGCGACTGCTAGAGAGCGGAGACGCATGGATCACCTCTCCAGCTTCGCGGTTCGCTTCTCCGGCTCGGGGGCGACTGCACGCTCGACGGTCGGGGCCTCGGTGGTTTCCACCGCGTAGCCCTCCTGCTCGAGCACCAGGGCGAAGTCGGGCGTCTTCTCTACGACGTCGCCGGCCTTGTGGCCCCAGCCGTCGCGGATGAATTTCATGTTTGGCACGGCGCGATTCCTTGGGGATAGAGATGCGGCCGGGGGCATTTGGCGCCCCCGGCCGCTCAGTTGTTCACGCTGCCTGGATTAGCTGGCAGCCTTGGCGAGCCGGCCGATGAACTCGGGGGCGTGGTTGGCCACGCCGAACCGGGTGTTCGCGACGTAGAGCACCTGGCGGTTCCGCATCAGGATCTCGCGGCCGGCTTCGATTTCGAGGCCGCTGTCCTTGATACCGACCACCGAGCTCATCGAAAAATCGCCGTAGAGGGCCAGCGTCGTCGAGGGCAGACCCTTCACGATGTAGACCGGAGCACCGAACACGGTTGGCACCACGCGGCCGCCGCCGACCGTCTGGGTCGTCTGCTGTGCCGACCAGATCTTCATCAGGTCCACCCAGCCAGCACGGCTGCAGACCCACGAGCTGGTTCCCATCACGGTGTCGTCGACCTTGCCGACCACGTCGGCGAGGTTGGCAAGCGTGGTCGCTGCCGATGCCCCAACGGTGATGGTGTTGCCGGCCGCCACCGCACCGGCGAGGCCGGTGATGGACGGGCTGGACGAGTTGCCTCCGAGCCAGACTGCGTCGAACTTCTGGGCATAGGAAAGAGAGAACCGCTCGGCCACGAGGCCAGCCACGTCGATCGGCGAGTCCTCGAGCAGGCTGCGAGACACGGCCACGCTGGCACGCATCTCGTAGAGCGTCAGGTCGGCCACGCTCGTCGACAGATCCTGATCCGTCGACGCCGTGCCTTCAGCCACGAAGCTGGCAGTGGCGTCGCCGACCTTCGGGAAGCTGATCTTGGCACCGGCGGGCCGGATGACCGTGGCGAGCTGCAGGCCGACCGACGCGTACTGCAGGCGGTTCACGATGGCGTTGTAGAGCTCTCCGATCACGTACTCTGCACCCTTGGCGTCGTAGGTGCTGGACGTCTCGCCCATCGCCCGGATCTCGCCGGTGTAGAGCTGCCGGAGGTAGCCGCCAACCAGGGCGGCTGCCTTGGACGAGCTGAAGGCCTTGACGCCCGAGCGGATGTCCGCACGGTCACCCGTCACTTCGCCCTTCTCGACCGCGGCGCGGGGCTCGCTGTCGGAGACGGGCGTGAGCTTGGCGCGGGCCGCCGAGAGACGGGCTTCGATCGCGTTCTCGCGCTCGACGACCACGTTGAGCTCGTCCGCACGCGTCAGCGCCCTTTCCAGGGCGGCCGCCGCAGCGCCGTCCTTGTCGTCGTTGGGATCGACGTTCCGCAGGTTCTCGATCTGCGGGATGAGGGCGGAGATTTCGTCCTGAGCCAGGCGGAGCTTGTTCATGGTTGTCCTCGGGAATGTGGGGCGGTGTCGTGAACGACTCGCACACTTTCGCCGGTCACGGCTGGCCGTCGAAGTTGGGCCGTTCTACGGTAGATTTTTTCTGCACTTGCCAGACGGGCACGCGCCGCACTTGCAAGCCCAGCGCGAGCCGTCAGGACGAACGGTGTAGCCTTTGCCACCGCAGGGGCAGGCGGCCGGTGCGGCTGGCTTCTCGGCCTGGCGGGCGGGCTCTTGTGCCAGAGACGCATACGCCACCGTCACGCAGCCAGCAGCTCGAGCACGCTCAGCGGCAATGCTCGACGGGTCGTGCGACGCCCACGCCAACAGGTACAGAATCCAGTGCCACAGAGCGTGCATTTACCACCTCGCGTTTGATAGGACGAGATGGCCGTCGGTGCCGACGACCGCGTGAGCGAGCTGCACCTCATCGGCATCGGGGGCGGGCTCGGCAAACAGCAGGGCCGTCAGTCCGAATCGTGCTGCCATGCCGGCGACCTTCGCAATGAATCGCAGCACGGGGCGATCGGGCCGCGGCGGCGTCGGCCGCAGCGGTGAGTCTGGAGCAGTGGCCAGCCACCACGTGGCAGCCACGACAATGACGGCAGCAACGGCCAGTTTCTTCTGTGCGTCAGACATTCGATTCACTCCAGAGTCGGTGCAGATACAGAACCACAACAGCCCCGATGATCGAGCCCACAAGCCCTGCCGGGCCGGTGCCAAATGGCAGGCCGCCGGCAACACTGCCAACCACGCCAACGGCGATCGTCGGCAGCCAGCCGGTGGGCAGCTTCGACGGCAGCAGGGCCTGGGCAACGGTGCCCACGATCGCCCCAAAGATCGCCCACAGGATCAGGTTCATTGAGCGAGCCCCCAGTCGGCGTTTTCGAGTTTCTTGTATTCGAACGTGGTGCCCGAGATGGCCCACGAGTCGCCTTGCCTCATGGCAATTTCAATGTTGTCCCTGCTCGTCCAGAACGAGCCGTCTGGCTGATCGCTCGGCCACTTTGGCCCGGCCACCCACGACGTATGCCAAGAGTTTTGGACGAGCGCACCATCGCGACCGCCGCCGTTCTTCTGGTGCCGGATTCCCCAGACGAGCATCGCGTGGCTCCACCCTGTTCCGCGTGTCAGGAATCCGAGCGCGTCACGCTGCCGCGGCGTCGGTCCGTAGCCAATCTGCGAACAGACAGCGACCGGAAATCCCGATTCCAGTGCTGCCGCCAGCTCCTCCCACGTCTGCACCTGGGCGACCTCGTAGCACCGATTCTGGTGGGCCAGCTTGGCGAGCTCGAGGGGCACGCCCCGCGAGCCCCACTCCCGCGAGAGCGGAATTGAGTAGGTCGTAAGATCAACCGATCCGTATAGCTTCCGGAACAGCACGCCGCCGACGTCTGGCACTTTGCACTTGCCCGAGATCCACCGAGCCGCGCCGAATCCGGTGGCGCCGTCTCCGCCAAACTGCGTGGGCTGGCCCATCCCAAACGTGCGGGCGCCGCCATAGATCGGCTCGGTGGCCACGGCCATTGGTGGCGATCCCTTGCCAGCCAGCCAATCAGTCGCCAGTGCTGTCTGGCATCCAAGACCAAACGCAAACGACACGCACGTCCCGGCGTTGCCCTGGTTCCAACACTGCCACGGCTCGCCATAGGTCCGCTGGTGGGCCTTGTCTGTGGCACGGTAGAGAAACACGTCGAGGCCCTTGGCCTGGCGGACGGCGTCGGCACCGGCTTCTTGGAAGGTGGGCTTGTCGAGCTCGCCAAGAAACGCCCGCACGCCCACCGGATCGGGCCGGTAGCCAAACGAGTTGTCGACCCTCCGCAAGGCTCGGTGGGTGTAGTGGTCGACGACGGCGCCGACGAGCGCAGCAAGAGCGACGAACGCCAGCGCCGAGAATGTCCAGGCGGCTTTGCGGTGAGACATCAGTCCGCCTCCTCGCCGATGCGGCGAAGACGCGGCAGCACTCGCGGCAGAACTGGGCCTGGGCCGTCATGCCGGCACTCGCACGACTCAGGAATCTCTTTCCGCAGCTCGCGGATCTCGACCAGCAGCGAGTACAGCAGGACCGGGCACGCGATGGCAGACGCACCGACGCACACCACGGCAAATAGGTGCATGATGTAGAGCGCGTTGTCCATGACTTCCCAGACGATGTCGGAGACTTTCATCGGACGGCCTCCTCGGCCGCTCGGGCCAGCTCGCGGAGGGCTTCGCACCACTTGCCACGGGCCGCCGCGTCGATCGGCCCACCGCTGGTGCCGACAGCCTGGTCAAGGAATCGCCCGGCCGCTGCCGAGACGTGCGGCTGATTGCGAGTGAAACTCTCAGGTAGAAACATTCCTTCGCTCGTGGCGATGCGGACGTCCTCGAGCTGGGCCGCGGTGGTGATCCGCGGCGCGGCTGCGGCGCCGTCCTTGTCGAGGGCCTCGGCCACGCCGCGGCACAGGCCAGCAAACGCCGCGGCGTCGTCTGGGGCTGATGGGCCGATGAACTTGCCGCGAAGGTCGAGGCCGGCGGCGGGTGTCGGGCTGTGGGTAGGCCGCGGCCAATACTCCACGCAGGCCGCGAGCACCGCGCCGCCGGCCAATACCGCGACAGCGATGTATTTCTGGCGGTCGGTCATTTCTTCTCACTCCCGTGCAGCAGGTCGAGCCAGAGCGTGTCGACGGCCTTAGATGCTTCCTCGTCCAGCTTCTTGACGGCAGCCAACTGGTCGCGGACCTCAAGCAGCGAGTCAATCGCCTCGCGGGCGTCCGGCGCCGCTGGTGCGGCCGGAGCCACCGGCGGCACGCGGAACAGATCCTCGGCCGAAAGAGATTTAGGCAGAGGATTCGTAACGCCGCCCTTAGGCCAGAACAGAAACGCGATTGCAGCCAGTACCAGTAGGCCGGTGATCATGTGGAACTCCTTGAGATTCTGAGCAGGGCCTCGACGGCACCAGCGGCGAGCGAGAGCACGAGCAGGCGAGCGGCTGGCCGCAGCAGCATCCACGCCGGCCAGGTGGCCACCGGGACGGCCTTGTCGGCAAGTGAGTCAAACAGCACGGCAGCGGCCGTGATGGCAACCTCGCGTTTCTGTGGCCCTGTAAGCGACGCCACAGCGTCCAGGCCCTCGACGGCCATCCAGAGCAACTGGACCAGTAGCCGGCCGAACTCCTGCCACGTGAGCCCGTCGCGTGCCTGTTCGCGGGCAGACGCAAAGAAGACGTTTAACCGGGCCGACACGTTGGCGATTGATTCTTCTGCGATCATCGCTTGCGGCTCCAGATCTCGGTGGCGGGAACCAATCGTTTCCGGCGGGCGTGGCAGCACGTGCATTCCAGACGCTGGACCTGGTCGTCGCCGGCACGGCGCGACGTGATCACGCGGCAGCGGCTACCGCACTTGCGGCACGACCTACTTGATTCGTGGAGCATTCGACTTGAGCCTCGCAGAGACGAGCTTCGCGGCCGCTGCTGTCAGTGCGTAGGACCAGCGGCGACGCCTGTCGGCCTCGGCGTCGGCGGCTGATCTCGACTCGGTTGCTACGATCCCTTCCGGGTAATCGTCGATCCACACGTCGACCGCGATGCCGCGATTAGCTGCGGCGTCTCGCTTCTGCGTGGCCGAGCCGCATAGCACAATCTCTTTGATGTCGAGGCCAGAGAATGCGGATCGGATTTCCTCGACGTTCTGCTCGGTCTCTTCGCGTCGGCTGATACACACAACGCTGTTCCCGCGCTCGTTGGCAAGTTCTACAAACGATCGCCACATCCCCGGCGCGGCTGTAAACGTCCTGTCGTAGTCGAGTGAGATCACAAGGCCGGAGCCCTCGGCACGCTGTTGAATCTGCTTCACGGCAGCCTTCCAGGAGTCGAGCGATCGGAGTGCTGCCGACGACTGCGGGTACGCTGGCCTGGTCACGACCGAGACGTCGTACAGGTTGCCAACCTCGCTGATTGTCCGCACGGCCGAGCCGTCGGCCTCCTGCGTCCACGACTCGCCGCCTGGAGCCACCGAGAACGCAAAGCTGGCACCGTACAGATCACCTCGACGGACGAGCGTCACGATGTCGCGGCCGAGCGTCGTGTCGGGCGGGCTGATCGAGTAGGCCAGGCCACGCTCGCTGATCGCCAGCTTCAGCGTATCGTTCGTGGTACGGCCGATCGGCTGGCCCACGTGGTCGAACAGGGCCACGACGTCCATGCCGCCGCGAGGATCGTTCCGGTGGCGGCCGACAATCTTGTCGAATGCCGTAGGGGCAAAGACCTCGCGGAAGTTGCCGAGATCTTCGCTCTTGCTGTTAAACGGCGGACTGATGCCCTTGATCGTCGGCGAGGCCGCGGAACGGTCCTCGAGCTCGATGGGCTCTACTACCGACGGAACGTATCGCCGTTCGATTTCTTGTTCAGCCATCGGTCGGCTCCATTTGCGGGATGTCCTGTGGCTCAATCGTGTCGGCCGGGAACTGCGAACCGGTCGGCACGGCATCCGGCCCGGTGCCGGTGGCCGACGTGCCCAGCGGCGCGAAACCGAGCTGCATGTAGGTCGCGTTAGCCGCTGGGTTCTCCAGCAGGTCGAGGTCCTCAAGGTCACGCAGCTCGTTTGGCGAGATCGCGCCGCAGTTGAACAGGAACTGGTACAGCGCCACGCGTGCCTGCGTGTCGCCGCGGAGCAGCGCCCGACTGTCGAGGCGGCAGTAGTGGCGGCCGTCCATCGGGTTGTCGTAGGTCCGCAGGATCGACCGGTCGATCGCGCCCTCAAAACGCTTCTGCCAAGGCAGCAGGCCAAACACGTGAGCGGTTACAAACTCCTGCTCGACGTTGCTGTACTTCGCCATCGCGTCATCGCCCAGCAGCGTTGTCGGGATGCCGTAGACTCGGGCGATGTCGGGCAACATGCTCTTCCGAAGTTCCATGAACTGGTTCGCTTCGTTGCTGTTGCTGTCGATCGCCTTGAATTGCGTCTTCTTTGGCAGGATGGCTGTCGACCCGCGCTTCTTCGGCCCGCCGTAGATCTCTCGCCACTGGTCGCGGAATCTGGCCTGAGCCTCGGCCGGGATCTCTTCCTGCGTTTCGATCACGCCGTCGGGCCTGGCGGAGTTGTCCCAGAACGCAGCGGCAGCGATGTCGAGCTTTCTGGCAAGCGCCACGCTCGTGGCGCAGAGCTCGGCCGGGAGCTGGCCCTCGTAGCTGTTGTCACTCATCCAGCGGTAGTGCACGATCTCGGACTGTTGGAAATCCTTGTACGTGCCACGCGGCAGCAGGTATCGGTAAATCAGCCCCTCGGAGCCCTTCATGCAGGTCATACGGCTCGGGTGCAGCGGCTCAAGCGACGAACAGAACCCGCTGTCGCCGGCGACGATCCGCGAGTAGGCCCGGCCGTACAGGGCCAGGTGGTAAGACGTCGTTTCCTTGTATTCAAAGTCCGATTGCCACGAGTTGGGCCGCCACGTCAGCACGTCGTAGCATGGCAGATCGTGGCAGTGCGTCTTCGGGAAGCCAGGCCGCCGGCGGATGATCTCGGTGGGCATACACGCCAGCGAGCTGGCGATGAACCGCACGCACGCCAGGATACACGTCACGCGGACGGCCACCTCGGCCGACATCGTGTCAGCCTGCAGCATGGCACCGATCGGCAGGTGGTCGGCGAGGGCACGCAGTGCGTACTGCTCAAGCTTCTTGCCAGCCCGCGGTGCCCGCGGTTTGGCCGTCGTCTTTTTCACAGCTCGATTATTTGCCATGAGTCCGCGCTCGCCTCCGGCTCCGCCGTCATCGAGACCGCCAGACCGCAGACGGTCGCGACGATCCCGTCTGTCTTCTCTTGGCTCCGCCCTTTGTCGGGCTTCATGTTGCCCTGGTGATCCACGTACAAACAGACGTTCGAGGCCATCCACTGCAGGACCGGAGACGGGCACCTAAACTTCTTCTCGTGGATCATCACCTCGAGCAGTTTGCTAGGCGCCGTCATGCGGCCGACCGACTGTCCGATAGCGTGCACTTCAATGCCTGATCGTTGAAGTTGCGTCGCAACGCTGCCCAGGTTCCAAGGGTCGGCGCCAACGCCTCGCACTTGGTGCTTCTGCGAGTACGCAATGAGATCAGCGGCGACCTGATCGTGATCAAGACGCACGCCCGGCGTGGTTCTGATCCAGCCGTCCGCGATCCATTGACGCAGCGGAACTCGCGCCTCCTTCTCGCGGTCGGCTACGTTCTCCTCTGGCATCCAGAACATGGCCTCGGCGTCGTAGCCGCCCTGGCCGTCGGGGAAGAGGGCCACGGCTGCCGTCAGGTCGAGGTGGTCGGCAAGGTCAAGGCCGATGAAACACGACCGGCCCTCCAGCGGCAGCGGTGGAGGAGCGACGCACGGGGCGTAGGCCTCTGGCGTGAACCACCGATTGTCGGGCGTGGTCCATACGTTTAGCGAGTAGCGGAGCCAGCGCGACCGTTTGACAGGGTTGGTCAAGGAGTCCTGCCAGTCGGCTCGGAACTCTTCCTCTGGGAACGTGATTCCCATCGACGGGTTGGCCTTCCGCCAAACTTTTGGGTCGTCGAAGTCGTCGTCGGGCTTGGCCGCGTAGATCAGGCCGAAGAATGTCGGGTTGGCGGCCGGGTTGTTCATCGACAACTCTGCGTCCTGCCACCACTGGTAGCCGGGGCCTTTGCGGTCGTCGCCGGCCGTGCTAATCGCTAGGACCAGGCCGTTGGGCGTGGCCCTCGTTGCGTAAGTCAGGGCGCTGACCAGCTCGTCGGTACGGTGGGCGTGGATCTCGTCGATGATCACCGAGCCGTTCAATCCTTCGTTACGCCACGAGTCGGCCGACAAGCAACGCAGGATGTTGCCGTGCTTCCGATTGCGGATGATCGACTTGCTGTCGACGACCTCGAGCACCTTTGACAGTGGCGACGACTCAACCGATCGTTTGAGCATCCGGTAGAGAATGCGGGCCTGTTCACGGTCGACGGCCGCCGGGTAGACGTCGGCATGTGGCAGGTGCGACGTCAGCAGGTACTGCGCAAGCTGCGACATCAGGAACGTCTTCGCGTTCTTTTTTGGGACAAACACGCCGCCGCGCCTGTAGCGGAGCCGACCGTCTGGCCGCTTCCACCCGAACAGCGGCGCGATCACGTTGTCCCGGTGCCACGGGATGATCGTGACCGGCTGCGGGTCGCCACCGTCCTGGCTGGGAATGCGGCAGAGGCTCTCGATGAACTCTGCAGGCTTCGCGGCGGCATCGGCATCCCACGTGTAACCGGGCACGTACTCTGGCCTGTCGGAGCCCGGCTCAACCGCAGAAGGCGCGGAGCGCGGCCTCTTCGGCGTCTTCTTCGCCATGCTCTGTGGCCTCCGGCGGGAATCGGGTCTCGGCCGCCGGCGTCAGGCCGTACTCGCGGGCCAGGCTGACGAAGTCGCGGCGAGCGTCTCGCAGCAACCGCGCCACCGGGTTGGCCTGCTGGCCCTTGTCGGTGCTGGTCATCCAGCCCTCCGTGGCGAGCTGCTCGGCCAGCTCGCGGCAGTCGGCGTAGAGGTGCGATAGCAGCGCGAGGCCCTCGACGTTGTCCGATCGCAGCCGGCCGGAGCCCGCCAGGCTGTCGGCGTGGGCCTTCCAGTACGCGGAGGCCACAGGGCGTGCTGCGACGTCCGCAGGGGCCTTCGGCGTGCTGCCTGACGGCTTGTCTGTGGACACGGGCAGAGACTTGCCGATGGCCGCGACGCGGGCCACAGCGGCCTGCGATCGCTTGCTGTTGGGGTCAGGATGGCGGCCTCTGCGGCCCATACTTACCTCGGATTTTGGCTTAGTTGGTCAGAAATTCGAGCGAAGG